TTACCGATCTTAAGGGTGGTCGTCCTGTCACTATTTAGGTGTAAATCTCTTGAACTGATGACATATGTGTCTTTCTCTTCGTCCATTTCAAAGATAGAACCAGTCGCACCATTGATTAATCGTATTCTTTCACCGTCTTTTGAGTTGTCAAACTCCATCACATGACCAGCTGAGGTCACTGTTACCCAGTTCTTTGGGTAGTTCGTGATGTGTTGAGGATTATCATTACTCTCCTCGTTACCATCAAATAGTTCTGTGTTGCTTGTATTCTGTCTAGTCATTTGGATGTCCTACGCAATCAATGTATGATTGAGTCGCAAAGATCTCAGTGAACTTAGTAGGTCCTACGTACTGATATGTAGGTACGATCTCAGCACCAAATCCTTCTGGATCTACGATCCGTGGTTGTACGAAACCAAGTGTCTTGGTCGTAATAGTAGGTGTTAATAGTCTACCCTGTGTGTCAACTGATATGTCACCCACCTCATCAGGTCCGACATATATCTTAGGTTCTTTGTATCCTTTACCTACGTTTGTGATGTCGATGGTGTCAAGCACTGGTAGTATGTCCGAACAGTTAGCATATAATGCTGTAGCATTAGCAGGAATAGCGAGGTCATAAAATTCTTTTACTGGGTTGAGTGTGAACTTGAATGTGCCACCAGTTGTTTGTAGTTTTAAGCCAGGCGGTACATACGCATTCTTCTCTAGTGTAGCAAGAGCAACTAAACCAGTGTTGTTGTAGTTATACTCTATGATCTGTAGTATACCTATGTTTGGATCACCTGATTCTTCCTGATAGAAAATAATATCACCTGTGTCAGCATAATCATTTAACTCTACCTTGTCTATGAGGAAGAACTTCTGTTCTTTAGGGCAGTATGTATTGTCTGGATCTAATCCATATCCTACGCCTGGTTTATTAACTCTGATCTTCTCTATCTGTCCGTTCTTGATGATAGGAGTCAGGTCTGCACCAGTGCCTTCTGGTTCATTACATGTAAACATAGCTCTGACCTTAGCAGTGGTATTGATATTGGATCCTTTGTTCCTCATCAAGATACCAACCATGGCACCTATGTCATCAATGATAGGCAATGCTCTGATAATACTTGTGGACTGTGCATTGTCAAAAATTAATTCTGGGAAGCAAGGTTTTTTACGTGTGTTACTTGGACTACAGTTGAGAGTGTCAAAGTTGATCGTACCATCCGATGCACGTATAGGATATACACTGTCAAACTTCTCAACCAAACTCTTACCTTTCTCAAAGGTTGACGCTACCACACCTGTGCCCGCTGCACCAACTTCTGCGAACTCACCATTCTTAGTGTTGAAAGCTTTCTTAACCATCTTACCAGCTATCATGGTAGTAGCTGGAACCCATCCACGTGAGTTAGGTATAGCTGTACCAACTAACAGTGTCTTACCATTCTTCAATGCACCCTTTGCTGCATCACTGAACTGACTGATCTGTTTCATTTGCTTATCTGCTTCACTCTCCTTAGCACCTGTACCTGTCTCAAATGTTGATAGTCCAAGAGCACAAGATAGATCTCCTTCACAAACCATGTCAACTAGGTCTAGGATCTTACTTGATATACCTTGAATCAATGCTGCGTTGTTCTTGATAGCACTCAATGCACCATCAAGGATACCCAATGCAGTGTCAATGCCCTTCATTAACTTGTCCATCAACCCACCAAACAAGTCAGAGAATATATCCTTCGCCAAACACAATGCAGAGTCTAGTGCTTGTCCGATAAGATCATTTAATAGTCCACCAATGACATCAGCGAGTTCATTGAAGATCTGTTTGAATAGACAGTTGATGAGGTCACCAATGTTCTTGAGCTGATCCACAGCTGGATCTAACAAATCAGGATCAGGAATCTTGATGTCATTAATCACACCTTGTATGTGCTTCTGTGTCTCCTTTAATACTGTACCCTTCACGTTAGCAAGTACACCACCCATGAATCCTTGCATCCTGTCCTGTATTGCTTCAATCTCACCTGCTAAGTCTTCAATAGCACCTGTCTTCTTGTTAATAAACTCACCTATATCATTCTTCTCTATACCTCTAGCAAACTTTAGGAACTCAGCAGTAGCACCTTTGATCTTAACATCAGCTGGTGTACCACACTTACCATTACCTACATGTATAGAATACTTCTTCCTTTCATCTGCGGCTTTCATTGCCTCTGTTGCCTTTTGTCCCTCACCACGTTCGTTGACAGTTGACACATCATCTGTCTTTTCTTTTTCCTCACTCTTCGTTATGTTACCAGTTGTAGGATCTGTCTCTGTAGTATCAGCAGTACCACCAGCTATACCACCACCTGTACCATGCTTGTCTGGATCATAATCTGGTGCATATATCTGTTGATATCCTTTGCCACTCTGTACGGGTAGTTTAGTGTATATGTCATTTGGGTTCTGGTCACTGATACTACCCATGATGATAGGTATCTGAGCTGAGGATCCATCCATCCAGAATCCAACTACCCAACTACTTACCTGTAACTGTTGAATAGAGCCCATACCACTCTTCATGGCATAGACAGCTGGCATGATACAAGATGCCCACGGTAAATCTCTGGTCGGTAGTATCTCTTTATCTGGGTTATGATACCCTACAACTCTAACCTTGACTTTACCTGTATAATCGTAATCTTTTGGCTGCGTACCATCATGGTCTGGATCTGACCCGTCGTTCTCGACTTGTCCTATCCACCAGTTAAATCCATCTTTACCGATGGCATGAGCAGCACTTTCTAAATTCATCCTAAACTATCTCTGTATAGTGTGACTCTTGTAGACATAGCATCTCTCTCGGTCAAGAAAGCCCGATAGATCTTGCCTACTATGTAGCGACCACTGACCTCAAGATCTAACTCACCTGATCTAGAGTCATTCTTGTTGACTTGTACAACCTGTCCAATATATAAGTCTTGCTTTCCTTCATAATCAAACGTTGCTGATTGGTTAAAGAAGAATTGATTTCTTACCATAGACTGACTGAGTTGTCGTGTCAAGTCTTGTGTGTATGTACCCTCTGTGTACATAGCTGTGTCCATGACCTTAGACATAATTCTAGTTGGTTTACCTTTGTTCTCTTCACTACCAAATCTTTTATAGAACTCTGGTAGGGATGTTTGATTCAATTTCTTCATATTAGGATAGAAGTCGTTGACATAAAAAGGAATCTCATCATATTTAAAGTCCTTCATGTCTAATGTAAATGTGGTGCTAGCATAACTACCTAGATTTAAACCACGAAATATATCTGATGTACCAGCCACTGTGAATCCCTCTATATTAATGTCATCGCTTTCTTCCTCGTCAGACTCTAGATTGACATTGATAGTTCTTGTCGTGTCCTGATCGACTAGAGAATCCATCGCTCTGAAATGGTAGCCATCCCTGTCCTCATAGAATAAGTATCCAGCACTAGGTTTACCACTTGGCGACTGTAGTATAGATCTCCATGCTAACCATGAGATAATAGTATATGGATCCCAGTATGGGCTGACGAAAGATAACTGAGTCTGTGATGGATCTACATCAACTGACTTATCTGATCTCAAATCTTTAGCTATAATCTCTTGTACTATATCATGTGTGAACTTACCACCACCTTTACCAAATCTCTTTGATATCTTAGTAGCACTATTCTTAACTGCATCTGGGCTGACACAATATACTGTTGCCTGTGACTGCTTACCATCAATTATCATACGATCTTGTATGTCGTATATGATCATGCTATATGTAATTACATTGTCTTGACCATCACTCCATGAGATGTCAATAGGTTCCATACCCATGAGTTTTGATAACAAACCAGTGCTAGTGTCATTCATTTTCAAAACAAGTAAAACATTTGCTTTAGTGATGTCCTCGTAGTAATGTAACTCCATCAACTGATTGAGGTTAAACGGGTGTACAACGATACCCGTGGTGTTCAGGTCAGAGTCATAGGTTGATACCCCTATCTTCAGGTCTATTAGCTCAAAGTTTCCGTTCATAAGTCGTGAGGTGTCTCTCCTCCATGAGTGGTGACAAGACTAGCTGTAAGGTATTTACTGACTCTAATCTCTGTAGGTGCGAGTGATGCATTACCCATACTTTTCTTCTGGGTTTTTGACATTTCAGCAAACAATGCTCTCATCTTAGTTGCTGCTGCTCTACCACCTTCGGTCTTTTCATTCTGTACTATCATTTGAGTCTTCTCATGCAGCATCACTTCATTATTATTGACAACTTGATTAGTTAGTCCGTTAATATCCTGTCTCTCATATTGACTACCTTCGCTAGCTGGTTGTACCTTACCTAACATTTTAGTTATGAATCCACTAGCAGCACCTGCTGCTCTACCTACAGTGGTATTTTTCATAAACATATTTTTTGCACCCTGTGTGATATTACTAATAGAATTCTTGATAGAATCCATTCTAGTATCACCCTGTGATGACAACTGATCAGGTGCTTTTGTTTCATGCGACGCACCACCCCAACCCATCAAAGTGCCTGGATGAGGAGTTAGTTGCGTAGGACCTCCCTGTGGTACATCAAAGAATCCTGTGTCTGAGCTATCTGAACTTATTACGCCATTATCATTCGTTATATTTGATGTAGTTACTCGTCTCTCTACCTTGGGTTTTGGTTTATTTGCTCCCAAACCAAAAGGTAGAAGCATCTTAGCAATACCTAACAGTGGATTTCCTTTATCCTCTTTCTCTTTATCTTTCTTCTTCTTCTTTGATGTTGTAATATCAAATGCTTTTGCTACACTACTTGTTTGTGCTTCAATCGCTGCTCCCTCACCACCTGGCACATCAATGTTGTCCATCAATCCTGCTAATCCAGCTGCCACTGCCTTGAGTGGTAATGCCATAGCATCTGCGAGTGCTTTCTTATATTCTTCTAGTCCTAAGTCCTCAGTCAACTCCTTAGCAACGTTCTTCTTACCTACCAGTCCTAAGCTCTCTAGTGACTTGACACCTGATTTTGATTCAGGTCTCTGATAACTAGGGTTCAGGGAGTTCATCATAGGTGATGGAGCTACAGCACCACCCTCTGCTAATTTTAGATCACTCTTACTCTTAGGATTTTCCCAACTGAATACTCTCCTCTTCTTCTCTTTAGGTGGTTTAAGTACAGTTTCTTGTGCGTCGGCACCAGCATCACCCTTGTCACCTTTCTCTCCTTTCTCAGGTGCTGGTGATGATGTATCACTGTCATACATATCATCTTCATAATCAAGGTCGTCCTCATCATAGTCACCCTGATCACTTAAGTCGAGTGTTGGTAGCATGCCAGGTGATATGAAGTTGGCAAACTTCTGCATGTTTGTCTTAGCTTTTAATATCTCATAGCCATTTGCTAAGTCTTTTCTTATCTTACCACCAGCTGCGTCATCTCTTTTGTCTGCCTCAACAAGACTCTGTACATTTTCTGCTAATAAGAAGTCCTTATACTTATCCTCCTTAAACATAGAGTTAAGTATCGCATTACGATCCTCAAACAACTTGGTTAAGTCGCTTAGTGTCTCATGTACTGTGTCTATACTTGGAAATTTATTACTCATAACTCACCATATTTGCCTGAGAAGGAATCTATACCGTATGCCTTAATTGACTTAGATTTTTCCGAAATAATTTTTGTAACCTCAACAGGTACAGGGATCTCAATCGAAAATGGTATAGGTATCATCATCGGTTGTTTGATAGTACCAGTGCTTTCACCTCCACTAGGTGCAAGACTAGGACCTCCCATGGATCCACCGCTAGATGGCCACTTGATAGTATTTGTCAAAGGATAACCATAAGATGTACCAAGACCCATACCTCCTTTACCATCCTTACCACTTGGAGGTTCAACAGCACTGAATGATAATAGAGGAGCGTAAGGCATAGGGTTACCTGCTCCACCATATCTAGTAGAGTTCTTCTTACTATCTGCTTCAAAGTGAAGGTGTGGTCCTGTGGAACTACCAGCACCAGGATCACCGACTGCTCCACCAGTTTCAGCAAGTTTCTCTCCAGCTATAAACTCACCAGTTCTTTTAACGAACTTACTTAGGTGTGCTATACGCATTTGAACCTTAGCGGCTGGTAACCAGACATCCATCATGTTGCCATATCCACCATACTTACCAGCTGCTAGAATTTCACCTGGCTCAGTAAATCCTACGGGTGTGCCTACGGGTGTACCCAAATCTACACCGCCATGAGGTTTTGATCTTCCTTCAGTTGAACCATAGACATCAGTGACTGGGAAGTTTCCATATTGTTTAGCAGTGTCTGAATCCCATGATGATGAAGTCATTACGCCATTGACGTTTGACATCTTATTAATTACTTTTCTCTTTCTAAATGTTTCTTTTATACCATCTGCCTTAGCTGGACTACCTAGCATACCCATTGCCATACCTATAGGTGTCATGCCTACTGCTCCCTTAGCTAGATTCAGTGCACCTCCACCCATTCTCTTGAGGAATCCTGCTGCTGCTTTCTTTATCTTACTACCCTTGAATACTGACATTCGTGTTGACGTACCACCAAATACTGCTGCTAGTTTAGCTGACTCACCCAATATTGCTGACGATGCAGCAGTTGGTACGGGAAGTGTAGACAGGAACCCCGTGGTTACGTCTGTCAATATAGTACCGACTTGTTTTAAAAGACTCTGGAATACAGGACCCAACTTAGAATGTGGTACAACAAGTTCAGGCTCACCACCCTCAGCGATCAGTGCCTGTGTAGGTGAACTGACTTCACCACCATCCTTCAGACATGTTTTTGCCTGTTTTGGTGCAAGATCTTTTGCTATCAGTGCTGAGTCTATTCCTATTGATATGGCAGTACCAGCACCTGGTATTGTTGATGCAACACCAGATGCTACTTCCATGAGAGCACCAACTGGATCACCACTTAGAAGTCTTTGAGCACCAAACCCTAGTCCAGCTATCGCACCTAAGATAGGTATTTTCTTTACTCCTGTCTTGATCATTGTTTTGCCAAGAACTTTGGTTGCTGTCTTAGCACCTGTTTTCGCTAGTGTTTTCTTACCTGCTACCGACATCACCTTCTCAACAACCTTCTTCCTTGCTGCTGGAGGTATTACTTTAGAAATTTGTTTAGTAACAGATTTGGGTTTCACCAATGTTGACGTGCCACTTCTTCCCGCAAAGGTAGGCAACTTCGGTGCCTTCTTAGGCATCTTTATAGGTCTTTTTGTTGGTGATACTTTATTAGCACCACCAGGTCCAGCAGAGGGTCTCTTGAAAGTTCTCTCTAATGTGCTCTTAATATTCTTATTAGCTTTCTTACCTTTTATCCTACCAAACTGCTTCGCCTTCTCTTTGAGAGACTTCTTAACTCTGACCTTCTTCTTTCTTCTTCCAAACGGAGGAAATATACCTCCTCCACCACCTCTTGGCTCGTCCTTCTTTCTTCCTCTTCTTCTCTTTGCTACAATAACTCTAGTCTGCTGTACCTGAGTCATGACGAAGAACTTCTTCCTATTCCTCAGATAATCAA